GTGCTAAATCCACCTACCTGGTCATTTCTTTCAGGTGAGTAATTTCCAAGATAAACTGCTTTGTTTTTCGCATAATAAACATTTGGATACTTAAGCTCTTTTAGCTTCATAACTGTTGTATAACCAAAAGTATTATTTTCAGGGGAGAGAAGTGCATTATTGTATCTTCTTCCCAGATGGTCTAGCATTTCACCGAATCTATCAGGTGGGATTTTACCCCTATATTCAGCGCAGACCTCTCCTGCTTCAACGTCAATGACGTGGCATGTTGAATAATCCTTCGAGTCACCTCGAGCAACATCTGCAGATATAATATATTTGTGACCTGTTTTAGGATATTCCCAAATCCATAGATTTCTATCTTCATGCTCTCTACCTACAGGATCTCTTACAGCTTCACGAATCCAGTCAAGATTATCACCTGTAAGAAACGTCTCTCCTGATGCAACAAAGTCACACAAAAGCTCTTGCGCGATTTGTCGCTTGGACATGTTTCGGGTTTCTTTTTTAAACCACTCATCACCTCGCTCAGGGTGAACATCCCAAGGTAAGTTTATGGGATTGAATTCATTCTCACCTTGAACAGCATCTGTGTATAGCTTATAGTATTGTCCGCCGACCCCATTTGGAGTTGATAGAACAATGGCTCGTCCACCTGTTGATAGTGTAGGATACAGGCCCATCCATAACGTATCGAAGTTTTTAACAAATGCGGCCTCATCAACTATTAAAAGAGAAAGAGCTTCTGAGCGACCTGCATCATCTGACGTCGGAATGGCTTTAATCACAGATCCATGACTAAACTCGATTGTCTGTTTATTATCAGCTATGACTTCGGGCAAAACTAGCCACTTAGGCAAAGATCGAAGCATCGTCTTTACTTTTCTAATGAAGTTCATTGCCACGTTTAATTTAGTTGCAATGACAAGAATATTCTTATCTCTTTGAAATATACCCATCCAAAGTGCGTAAGATGCAGATAAAGTTGATAAGCCTAGCTGCCTAGACTTTAAGATAATATTAAATCTATTGTTTTCAAAGTCAGCGACACAAGTTTCCTGAAACGGATACGTCTCAAATGGTATTAATCCTCTCGTTGGGTGCTGGATTTTCACATACTTCTGCATGAAGTACACAGGATCCTTGCCGCAACGGATGATCTCTTTTACTTGTTTTTGCTTGTTGGTGACAGCCATTTTAGGCCTCTATAGTAAAGATTGAATTCCTTCTATAGTACACTGTTCTGTTTGGATTGAAAATATTGTAGTTGACAAGCTCAACACTGTCATTTGTAGAATCTTCTTTAAGGCTCAAAGTTTTACCTGTTGCATCCTTAAATTCCTTCTTGAGTGCATCAACATAATCCTTAGTCAGCTTAAGAGATTCCTCTTTGACTCTTTTTGCACCAGGATGATTTGCGTCAAGCATTTGTCTTTCGTGACCGTGAAGATTAACGACCGTTGTAAACTTTACAACAAGGCGATCCTCGCCAGTCTCTCCGGAAATGTGTGATTTAATGGATCTTCCGGCAGGAACCTGGTACTTCTTTTCACCCGTAGAAGAGTATCCAAAAGAAGTATCAATCAATTGCCCTAGAACGTTTACATCTTCAAATGAAAGCATAGTAATCTCCGCATAAGCTCACATATAAATATATCAAATCAGTCAAACCTTAAAGGTGTTATCATTTTCCTTCTAAATATTTTTTCTTCTTCGATTTCTTCAGTTGAGGGTCGCCAGCCTTTTTTCCACTTATCTTTGTTTAGGCCTTCTGCCCATTTTACAGCGCAATCAAAACAGCAATTATACTGAGAGTAATACTGCGCGTGTTGATCATTATCGATAAAGTAATCGCATACAGGGCACGACAAAGCCGACGCCTCTAGGTTCTCGTCTTGGATTAAAACAAAGCCTTCTTCGAACTCAGTAATTTTTTTAGACATATTCTACGTGCGAGTCCTTTCCTTTGCTTGATATCTCCAAAATATTGTCAACAATATCCTTTACCGAGTCCACATGAGTAATGACCAAGATATTTCTAAACCACTTTTTAAGAGAGACCAACAAGCTATTACAGGCTGCAACCTGGGCTTCATCCAGAGAGCCAAAACCTTCGTCGATAATCAGCATATCAGTCTTGGGAAGAGAAGAAACATTTAGCAATGCAACTCGAATAGCAAGAGAAGAAATCATCTTCTCCATGCCTGATGCCAATTCGATTATTCTTCTACTATCTCCGTAATCAAGATAGATTTCTGCAGAATTTGAATCGGGATCTGTTTCAAGATTAACAGTAAAATCAACAACTCCATTCAATATCTTTTCAATCTCAGAGTTAATTGCAGGAAGCTGTGATTTAATTATTTGTGTGGGCAATCCTTTTTTAGACCAAGCCTTCATTAAGAAGTCATAAATTTTCCAAACCCGCTTGAGCTTAGAATACTCATCTCTTTCGCTTTGAAGCTTTTTAATCTGGCTGTCTATGTTGCCTTTTAACTCTGCAAGAGAAATTCTTCTGGCATCCTTCTGTTGAATCTCAGATAACATTTCCTTTAGATTCTCATTGAGGTTTTTTGCAACCTCTGAAACATCTGCAGATGAAGACCTCATCCGCATGTTCTCTAAAGCCTTGATCGATTTTTCAAGATTTTCAGATAAGTCTCTAAAATCTCTTTCTAGAACTTCTTTCTCACTCTGCTTTCTTGTTAGATTTACGTTAAAAGCTGAGAGCCTTGACATTAACTGCTCATACTTTTGAATCTTTTCACTCAAGCCTTCTTCATCGAGCTTTTTAAAAGATCTCTTCATTGCGCGCAAGTCTTTTGAAAAATTAGTAACTATATCTTGCTGTTCAACAATGAGCTTCTTATTTTTGTGTGATTCTTTGATAAACTTACATGTTGGAAAAGAATCTCCGCAAGGAACGTCATCAAGAAGCTTAACTGATTTCTTTTGAGTTTTTAGGACTTGCTTTGCAGAATCATGTTGATGCTCTAAGGAAGTAAGTTGCTTTTCGAGATCATTATAGATTTCTTGTCGTTCTCTGATCTCTTCGATTGGGAATCTCGTTTTTACCTCTTCGATCTTATCAATTTTCTTTTGAATGTCAGTAATCTTATTATTGCACGACTCAAGTCGAATTTGGACCTCGTCTGTCTTCTCAGATAGTTTATCTACTTCTTCTTGTTTTTCATTAATTTCTGATTCAGACACAAGATCAGTTTCAGAGAAATTAGATAGCTCAAGCTGTACTTTTTGTGCTTCTTCTCTTAGACCTACTAATTCATTTTCTAGCAAGACCATTTCTTCGTCATGCTCTTTTTTCTTTTTTCTCAGCATGAAGATGGCTGCATTCCAGTCTCTCTCTGGATAAGTAGAAAGTTTGCCTTTGATCTCAGTAGAATCATTTTTTACGAGGCTAGACATCTTATCAAAGATATCAAGATCCAAGAATTTAGATAGAACATATTTTCTATGAGAAGATCCTTGGCTGATGAACGCATTCATATTGCCTTGGGTGGCAAGAGATGTCAATAAAAAGTCGTCGGAAGTTCCGAACATTTTTCTTATTACTTTCTCAGTCTGAGTTCTTTGCTCACCATTTAGATCTTGAATTATATTGCCTGCTTCATCGACCTTTTGAAAATTCAAGGTTGTTACAGCAGACTGTTTTCCTTTTTTATCTTCATATCTAACAGACTGCCTCTCAATCAAATGATCGTGACCACCGATTTTAGCGATCATCTTGGCGTTGCAATGACCTTTTCTGGAGTTAATCACGTGCAGGTTCTTGATTGAGCCGCGATCTGTGCCATTGAATAGATTATAAACTATAGTCCCAACAATAGAAGACTTACCTGCTCTGTTTCTACCTAGAATACCTGTAATTCCATTTAGCTTAGTAAAGTCAATCTTGTTATTTTTTCCATACGAAAATGTGTTATCAAACTCAAGAGATTTAATTGACCACTTTGTATGCCTGGTTACATCTTCGTTCTGCGTTGCAAGCGTAATATATCGATTTACTAGCTTTTCGATGTCTTCCCACTCATCATCGTTAAACTTGCCATCGAAAACATAGTCTTTCAAAATTTTAACTTGAACTTTTGGATCTCTAAGATCTTCTTTTACAAGGTTGTTGCTTGTATCAATTACGTTTGTTTCATCAGGATCTTGATCAAACTTCCATACTAATTCTTTAGGCTGCCTCTGTGCCTTTAATTCATTGTGAAATTGCTTGATTTCAATCTGGGGAATAGTTTCAGTTGTTCTAATTCTAAATCGACATCCTGACTTGTGCTTCTTAGCTTCTTTAATAGTTGATGGAACACTACCTTGCCAATCGATTGTGACAAACGGGTGCGGATTAGAAAGCCTGTGAAAAGTGACGTCAAAGTCATCCTTGTCTCTGATATCCCAAATCAAAAAGCCTTTATTGGGATCTTCGCCATAATTTTGCTGGATTGTGGATCCGGGGTAAGCAGCTGTCTTTTTCTCATTTAAGAACTGGAATTTGTGAATATCCCCGAGCATAACAAACTCGTAGTCATCAAAGAAGCTAAGTTTTATCTCACCGTCAAGTTCCCAATTCTGATCTGTGGTCGAGCCTACAACGCAGCCGTGGTAGCAAGCGATGTTAATTTCATCTTCCACAGGCTTTACATTTTTCCAACCCTTTTCATCAAAGCAAGAAAAAACGCTCCAGTTAAAACCTTTTATTCCAGTTGGATAAGTTCCAGACTTCTTATAGAGATGAACCCTAGGATTGTTAAGAGCGTTTACAACAGGAGTAATTGCATCTTGTCTTTGAGAATTAACCATATTGCCATCATGATTGCCTAGGATCACATGTGTTGGGGCGACTTCTGCTAGGGAAGTAAACCACCAGCTCATTTCATCAATAACTTCAGGAGAGATTCCCTGGGTCTTAGTATGATAAATGTCACCTGCGACATATATTAAATCAACATTAAGTTCTTTTACCTTCTGGCAAAACTCTTCGAATACTTTTCGGTATTCATCATGGCGTGACAAACTACGATAGTGAACGTCACCAATATGTGCGATTCTAATACTCATAAAATTTCCTGCTAAATTATACTGCCTGTGGCTAAATTGGATATTTTGAATTTTAAATTATCAAAAGGCATCCAAGCAGATGCAGCAGCTTTCCTTTCTAAGAATTGCTTTTTAGACATTTCTCCAACGTCTTCAAATCCATCTGTTTTTAAAATTCTAACTTGGATATCAAACTCATGCAATCTTTTTGCAAGTGACATTGTTTTGTTTTTCATATCCGCATCGAGAGCCAAGACAACGGGTGTCTTATTCTCAACAATTTTATTAAATAGCAAAGCATCTCTTGCAAGCCCTGACCCGAGCAAGCAAGTTGCGTTATCATTACACTTCATTAGATCAAATGGTCCTTCGACCAAAGTGAGCTCTTCGTTCCAGTCAATGTTTATTTCATTAAACACAATAAGCTTTTTGTCAACGGCAGAATTTAGATATCTCGGAAATCTATCTCCGTCAATATCTCTTCCAGTGTAAAAATTAAGATTTCCCTCGGCATCAAAAGAAGGAATTATAGCTCTTCTTCTATCTCCACCGACTGTTGTTGCTCCGATTTTATAATACCATAGATCTCGAACAGTAAGCCCTCTGGATAAAACATACTTCAAAACGCTCTTTATGTCTGGGTCATCATCTGTCAAAGAAGTAGCCAGAAGCCTAAATTTCTCAGGAAGCCTTAGCTTTTCACTTTCTACCTCAAGTTCTTCAGCGGCCATCTCTCCGTTATAAAAATTTGAAACGTATTTCTGTAGATCGCTGGGGTCAGCATACTTCTTGAGAATAGGAACTAAGTTTTTAGATTTTAATCCGCATACAAAACAGTGACATAGATCATTGTCAAGTCTGATTACAAACTTTTTCTTATTTCCTTTACCGCAGCTTGGACACTTTACATGAAAGTTAATACCGTCATTCATAAGACGGCCGCTTCCAAAAACTCCCTTTAAGAAGGTGACCTTCTCGTGGGTGGTAGTCAAATTACTCACAAAAATATTATAAACAATCTAGTTTGAGTTTACAATTTTTATCCCGGCGGTGGCAATCAAATAAGCATCTGCCATGTCTTCACACGCTTTAAGTCTTACCTCTGTTCCTTTTCTAGGGCCAGATTTAAGAATTTTTGTAGGCCAATTAAAATCTACTTGAGTTGCAGCCCACTCTTGAACTTTCTCTTTCGCATTCTCTCCGCGCTTAACTGAAAGCCCGACAGCTTTGCGCGCTGTGTTTACATTAAAGTATTCAGGCTCAACCCCTGTTTGCTCCCTAGCAATAAAGGAAGCAACACCATTGAATTTAGTTAGTGTCGATAAAGTTTTCGCAGAAGACATTCCGCTTCTAAA